ATAACCCATTAGATTAGCCCTACTGGCTACTTCCATCAACTGGGCACGTTTATCCTCATAAACCTCACGGCCAAATTCAAAATACTTGAGAGCAGCATTAGATATCGCTTCAGCAGAAGATTGTTCCATTGAAAGTACATCACTCTTCATATGCGCATGCAACATTTTGGCAATCGAACCTTCTTCACAAGGACAACGATAAAGTTTAAGTTCGTCATCCCAAACAGCAAAATGTTTTAAAAAACTTGCTTCTGATAAATTAATATACGGAACTGATTTGGCATCTTTTTCTGCCATAGTATATTTAATACCCATAGACTCAAATACTAATGCAATGCGAGTGTGGTTAACACTAGCAAATCCTTTTTTAACGGTCATAATATTATCATCACCATAAGTCATCAAAGAAACAACATCTCTAAACGGAGGAATTTTCCACCAACCATCATCTTTAGCAATTGTATAATATGCATAACGCATATACAATGAATTTACCAATGAATTAATAATAACCGTCAAAGGATGACCAGATGGATTGGAACCAAAAAATTGCACTATGGTTCCAAAATAATCATATGTGGGATAAGTAATTTCAGTGGCAATACCACGCATAATTTCTAAATCACGTTCAGAGTAATTTCCGCTCTTCTCAGCAATTTGAATCAATAACTTAAATGCTGCAAACATAAAACGAGCAGACATACGAGCATCAAATTTAGCGTAGTCACCAGCAATTCCTCGCTCCCAACCATATTTACCGATGTGTTTATATATATCAGTCCATTCTGGAGACTGTTGAACCACACCGACTGCACACTCGAACAACTTCTGATTGCGTTGCACGAGTGCAGCCAAAGAAAGGAAATATTTGCGAACCAATACAATAGTTGCAAAATTACAAGCAGCAAACACGCGTACCTTATCTTTGGTCATCTTTGTAGGTTCATCCTTAAGTGAACCCTTGAAAACTGTATTAATTCGCTCTCCACGAGCTAAACAATTTTCCAAACGCATAACCTCCTCCCAAAGTTCTTGAGGAGCATCACGTACACATGAAATTCCATTAACAACACGATCCGATTCACTAACAATATTAGTTTTTGGGCCCTTGTGTGGAAATCCACGCGAAGAAGCAAAATTTATCGCATTAACTCCAAGCACTCCATCCAAACCAGATAAATTAGCATCATCTGAAATTGGACGAACTTGTTTAAGTTCTGTTTCTCCAAGACCAGTTAATACTGTCGTAGCATAATCAAGATATGCCCTATCAAGACGATCTTGATCAACCAAATAAGCAGTATCAACTTTTCCAGCTATGTCCACCTCTTTATGACGACTATCAGACATACCTTTTGGTTTATCATGAATTTTATCAATCCCCATGACAGATGTAACAGCACTTGAAATGAGTGAAGTAACAACTTTACTCTTAGGAGAAGAAGAAGGTTGATTATGTGCCCCAATAACCTTAATTTTACTTCCAAGTTCAAGATTGCGAGTCACGCATTTTTCATTTGGAGCTTGTAAAGGTCCCACATTGACGTCCTGAATTTGAGTGTCAAAAGGGACAGAAGAATGAGAAAACAATACGGAAGGTCTAGCCATAAGTTTTTTCTTAGCTGCATTGTAAGCAGCAGGTGTGAGGATACCAGCACCTCCTTGACGATTCCTTCCTGCTAAGTGAAAACCTACTATATGTTTCCTTTTACCAAGACCAACAAGTGTGCCCATGCACAATCCATTAAAAGTATTGACTGGAAACGAATAATTCACTCCCTTGAAGAAGCCGCCACGAGTCGTGATAACTCTACCATATGTAGCATTAAATTTTTCACTGACTTTAACATTACTTCCATCATTGAAGACCATTTTACACTCTATATGTTTATCATTTTCTACTTCATCAAGAGGTAAAAAACCAGTCAAATCTTTTTGATCTCCTAATTCTGGTAAATAAAGAAGACTTAAATCACCGACAACCTTTACAGTTGAAGCAGAATCCAACATAATATTGGCAAAATTTCCTGCAGGTCGACGAATAATTGCCTTCATAGGTTCCGAAGGAACAACATGGGTTGGCATAAGCCAAACATTGCTTTCCATAGGAACAATATTGCAAAATTCACCGTCTTCCTTTTCTAAAATACACTGTCGCTTCTTTATAACATCGATAATACGATCATCTGTTGTAGTAGAAGCAGCATGTCCACGCACTAATTCAAATTTATTGCGCTTCTCACGAAAAAGACGGCCAACATCACCCCAAAATGGAGTTTCATTCTTCTGGTATTTAGCTTCATTTCTAATAAAGCCATGATTGTCACCATCATTATCTCCACTCTGATTAATACGCAAAGTTGAAAAATACATAGAAGCTGCGGAACGTAGAATACGCCACAACCATAAACCACCAAAAGCAAAAAGAATTTTCCTTTTAGTTTCCCATGAAAGTTCTCCAAACCAAACTGAAGGTCGAGGACAAGTTGCCCAATGTTGGATCATTTCATTGCGCATATGCGTAACTTTCCAATATATAAAAGTACAATAAATGCACAATGCCGCAATCATAATGCATGCACCATAACGCGCACCGTGAAGTTCATTAATGATAGCCATTACTATAACAGTCATTAGCTGAGCAATATGTTTTTTCATAAGTTCAATAATCATTGCACGATAACTAAAACCAATCAAAAGCATACCTGATTGGCTCATAAAGAAACTATGCAACCACGTATCTATGCGTGTACAAACACGTTCTTCAAGGGCTAAATACCAATCACGAACCTGTGTAACACCAGGCAATCCTACTTGTGAATCAAGAGATTCACACTTACAAAATTGGCTTGGCATGTGACATGATGGACAAATTTCAAATTCATCATTAGAACGTTGTCCAGTAACAAAATTTTTCTGGCCTTCAAAATGATCAAGAGCTTTAATTCGAAGAAATTTAAGAAGTTCCTCAATAGTAAGCCATTTATCAGCATCAAAAAAATACTTCTTTTTGAAAGACTGATTAATTTGTTTATCCATCTTAGTTGAACTTTCCTTTTCTTCAGGAATCCATTTGTACGCACGATATAAACCGTAATCTGGAAACATATCGCTTCCAAAAACACGAATCTTTCTAGTGTCTAAACGTGCAGTATCTGCCTCTCTATATTCAGGTCGAACAATTTGCTCAATATGTACATTAAAACGCCTGAAAATAGCTTCGGGTTCATTAACCCACAAAGAAGCATCTAAATCATCCACATTAGTTGTTGCTGTAACAACACGAGGGTCTAACATAACTTGACCTTTTTTCTCAGCCTCCGCAACTGTTGCTGGCATAGGTTGATTATTATTTAATAAAATGATTTTTTCAATGGGACATTCAGTAGCTTTAGTCGATTTAACTTGAGCAATGTCATCGATTCTAATAATAGTGTGATGAGTAGCTATACCAGACATAAATTTATCTTGCTCATTCATAGAAAAGCAATTATC